GTGCGCACGGGTTCTCGACTCTCTGCGCAGTCTGATCGCCAGGTCAGTCTAGTTGCCACTCGCATATATGAGGGTGGCGAGTCTCGGTCTATTTCTGGCGCTATTCAGCACATATGCCAAAGCCTGCCGACTAATGAGGCGGCATATGACGAAGAAGAACTGGCAGAACTTCAGGCTGAGTATTGGACGCCGCGCGGTGAGACCTTCGACTACTCATTTGATAAGCAGGTGACGGCTAAAGAAGCGCTACAGACAGTTATGAATGCCGGTATGTCTTTCCTGTCGATCGAGGACTCGAAAATAACCGCCATTCGTGAGGGCGTTAAACCGATTACTGGCGCCATCACGCCGCACGAACAAGCGTCCGAGCTGGTAACCAGCTTCGTCTCGCCAAGCGCCGACGACTACAGCGGCGTTGATGTTAAATACATTGATCCCGTTACCTTCGGCGTTGAGATTGTTGAATGCCGTCTGCCCGGCATTGACCCGCTTAAAATCGAGACATACACGCTAGACGGTGTTCAGGATCGCACAAGAGCGTGGCGAATTGGCATGCGGCGCTTGATGAAATACCAATATCAGCGCCTGACCCACAAAACCGAAACGGAGCTTTCTGCGCTCGCATACCGCATGCTTGATCATGTGGTCATGACAGACGACATACCAGGCAATCAGACAATCAGCAGTATTATCGAATCAGCAGAGGATATTGGCTCTGGGGAGTGGGCCGGTAAAACCCTGATCACCTCCAGCGAGGATTTGGATTGGACTTTCGACAATCCACGCGTACTGATCAAATATCAGGACGGCACTGTTAGCCCGCTGCTGACGCCTATTCGCGTAAACGAAACGCAGCTACTTGTTACCACTGCTTCAATAGAAAGCGACTTTGACTGGTCAATTGAACCGCCAAGAATGGTATTCTGTTCATCAAGCAAAGTCGGTTATTCTGCGATCATTGAAGCAATCGAGCCAGACCAGGACGGGCGGTGCAGTGTTACCGCCAAGCAATACAGCGATGCATTCTATCAATACGACGACTCAATACCTGCCTAGTCGGGTTATACGGAGTAAACACAATGGCGTACAACACAAATAACCCGGTAGGCAGTACCGACCCGCGCGACCTGTTCGACAACGCGGGGAATATGGATAAATTTGAGAACGGCCCAAACCCGTTCTACCCAGATCGTTTCGGCGTACAAAAGCTGTCGCGCTCAGGAATGATCGAAAACTATAACAACATGATTGACGGGCAGGAGTCTGCATTCAACGCCGCTCAGTCTGCGCGGGATGCTGAGTTTGCCGCATTCCTTGAATCTTCCGGCTTTGTGTCGCTAGGAAACTATACAGGCGGCCTAGTGTTCACCCGCTACAACGAATACTTAGCCTACGGCGGTTTCTTCTATCGCCCCGCACCTAACAGCATTCCGTTCACGACTACCGGCACATGGGTTGGTGCTGACGAAGGTTTGTTCGTGCTGTTTAGTCAGGATGATGTGTTGCGTCAGGATTTGGCTAACCCGGACATGGGTGCGGCGATGGTGGCGTTTGGGTCGGACACCGTTTCGAGCGCACTCCAATCCCGTGTTGTTCAGGTTTCTACTATCGCAGACCTCCGCAGCCTTGAACCGGCGTTTGCTGGGCAGCAGTGCGAACTATTGGGCCACACCGTTGCAGGTATTGGTGGCGGTGCGTTCTACGCTGAATTTGGCAGCGTCGCAGCGGACGATAATGGTATCACCGTCGTGACGACTGGTGGTAAGCGGTGGGTTCGCCGGATCGAAGGGTTTGTAACGCCACAAATGTTCGGCGTTATTGGTGACGGGGTTGCAGATGACACCGATGTGTTTCAGGCGCTTATTAACGCAGTCAGGTGCACGGTAGCGGGGCACTATGAAGGGGGGCCGCTGGCAGGGATGCCGCTAATAATCCCTGTAGGCGAGTACCTATGCAGAAGTCTTGTTATAGACAGCCCCATACATATAAAAGGGCAGGCAAACGGACAGGCTACGGACACAAGCGAGCGTGCAAAGATTATATTTACAGGTACTGGTACCTTATTTGATTTCACAATTAAAGCAGGCTACTGCCTCATAGAAGGACTCTCCCTTAAAGGGACTAAGGTCGGAGGGGTGGATATTGACTCGGCGGTATATGGAAATGTCGCGGTTCGTGTTGGGCAGGGTGTTGGAGGGACTTTCCGTGATGTTTACTTCGAGGGATTCGATATCGGGCTTCTCGCTACTACACGTCCAGGGGACACTTGGGGTGGGGCGTATAGGTATTTTGAGCATTGCAAGTTCAGGAATAATACATTCTCAGCAGTTATGTATGGTTTGGTAACAGACAGCCAGTTCGCCTTCTGTGATTTCAGATCAAATCTAACAGACCGCAATGGTTACATAATCATCAAGACGGGGTCAGGCGCGGGTGATTACCAGACCGCCGGATTTGTCCAGTGTATGTTCGAGACTCTAGGAGATACTGTTTTTAACAAAAGAGGTTTACAGATAACAGGTAGAAGTTATGTAAAAGCAATAGCATGCTACTTTGAAGACGTTGGGGTATTCGTTGGCGCAGGCTCCCATTTTGTCAGTAACTCCTATCACCGCATACAGAATGGACTTTCCAGCAGGGTAGGTGGTGGCGGTAACGTTGACCTGCGTGGAATTAGCGCGCACGTCAAGAAAATGAATCTACCTAGTCTTTCTGCTCCTTTTTGGACTGCTAATAACCTCCAGGTAGAGACCCCCACCCTTCTAGATGGACTCTACTGTAATGTTTATACTGTACAGGAGGGGGAGTATAACCAGTTAACTGCTAATAACTTCACTTCGCTATATGAGCTCTCTGCTGACGTAGTTCCAGCCTCGTCTGAGATAATGCTCGCGTTGGTTGAGCTGGAATACTACGCCCCTGCTGGAGTTACTGTTAACGTTAGTGTCACCGCAGGTACTGCTACCGCTACCTCCGCACCTACGGTCGCAACGTGGACAGAATCGAATTACTACGACGGGGTTCCCGGTTGGAAACGTAAGGTATATACGCTCCCATTACCCGCGTCAATATCAGGATCGCCAGTTAATTATCTTAGACCTAGAGTTGATGTGTTAGGCGCATCACCGGGGGCAGCGATTGGCATCAGGAGCGTGTCGTTAAGTGTAGTGGCTGGCTGATCGGAACCACCCCCGCTCCTTATGATGCCCTATACACGATAGGGCATCTGCACCACTAACCTTATAGCCTCTCCAACCAGAGGCTTATTTTTATACCAAGCCTTGCAGGCTCTGCGTGCTAAACTCTCCTGCGATCCTGGGAGGGTTTAGCATGGTTAAAGAGACAGCACTGATTGGCGTACCGATTGCCGTGGGTGCGACTGTAGTTATCAATCCGCATGCGGCGATTGGTGCGGCCATCGGGTGCTGTTTCTTTCTTGCTGCGCCGTGGGGTTCGGATGAGCAAAGAGACGGTTGCATCTGATAGTTGCACGATTGAATAACGCGCATCGCTCGGCAGATTGTGCGAACATATATCGTAAATAACCGCCAAGGCACAGGCATGGCAGATGAAATGAACAGCATTCCGCCTCGCGTGGGATCACTAGAAATGGAAGTTCACACAGTCAAGCACCGGCTAACGGCGCTTGAGGATACCCATCGTGAAATTCCGCATAGGGTCACAAAGGTGGAGATTGCTGTAGAGCGTCTGCCGGCCATTGATAAGCGCCTTGAGCAGCTTGAGGATCAGGTCGCCAAGGGGTTTAACAAAGTGCTCGGTGCTGTAGGCGGTGCTGGTTTTATCATCGGGCTTATTGAGTTCGGGCCTAAACTCCTGAAAATGCTAGGCGGCAGCTAATGCAGATTGTGTTCGCGTATAAGCGGACTGGTTTAAGTGTGAGGTAATGCGGCGATGAAACTCGTGCCCTACTGGCGCAGGTGCTGGAGAATGTACAGCGTCCACGCCATCGCAGCTCTTGGTATGCTTGGCGCTATATCCGATTGGATGCCTATTGTGCGTGAGTTTGTCCCGGCATGGGCCTATATCACCATCATGGCGCTTGGAATTGCAGGGCGCATGATCTCTCAGGATAAAGACGATGAAAGTAAAGGGTAAGCTGGTTCCCGCTGCGCTTGTTGCAGCTCTCATGTCTGGCGGCTCTGTTGCAATGCTGGAGCGACTTGAGGGTAACGTCCTGCATGTGTATGCCGACAGCCTTGCTAACGGCCTGCCCACCCGATGCGCTGGGGATACTAACCACAGCATGCCGGTCGGAACCAGGCTAACTGCAGACGATTGCCGCGACATAAACAAGATGACCATGATCAAATACGGCACTAGCGTTCTGGCCTGCACGAAGTGGGAGCACTTGAACGGTGATCGACTGGTCGGGTTAACTCTATTCGCCATCAACGTAGGATCAAGCGGCGCGTGCGGATCGCAGGCATTCAAGGCCATCAATGATGGTCGCATCAAAGAGGGCTGCAATCTACTGGCCACTAAGCCGAATGGACAGCCAAATTGGTCGTTTGCATCTGGCCGATATGTGCAGGGACTGCAAAACCGTCGCCAGGCTGAGCGCAAGTTGTGCCTGAGTGGAGTGGAGACGTGATCCTGCCATCGTGGGCGCTCAAGCTAGCACCATACGCAGCCGTAGGCGCTCTGTGCTGCGTTTTGGCCTGGAGCGTGAACGGATACCGCCTAAACAGCCAGATTGATCAGCTACGCGCCTCCCATGCGCAGCAAATTCAGACCATAGCCGATAGAGTTGCCGCAACAGCAAAAGCAGCCCATGATCGACAGCTTGAGCTGACCAGCAAGATAGGAGAGCTAAACGATGAACACGCCAAAAAGATGGCCGATCTTGAAGCTGAGCGCGCTGATATTGCCGCTGGCCGTCGCGTCGTGTACGTCAAAGCCAGTTGCCCAGCAGTGCCTGCCGATGGATCTACTCCCGCCAGCGGAGCTTCTGACACCGCCGCAAGACTTAGCGCCGAAGCTGGACAAGATTATCTGGACTACAAGCGCGCATATGCGGAGCAATACAGCCTACTTCTGAAGTGCCACGCATACGCGAACAAGGTTATGGAGAAGGCCAGCAATTAAACGGGCTTGTCATCATTGAAATCAGCAGCAGCTTGCAGGCGGTCAAGCTCAGAATAAGCCATCCCATCATTGCCGTTCTGCGCAATCGCCTGCATTCGAGGGCTATCGTCATCAATCTGCGATGCTGGTTCGATAACGTTCGGCGTCATTGGGTGGCGGCGATTCTCCAGATGCTCGCCTGACTTCTGTTCACGCTCAAACGCTACCAATCGATTGGCGTAGTCCTGAATCTTGATGGCCTCCTGCAATGGGTCATCCTTTTTCCCGTACCGGCGCAGGTATTTCCCGATGGTGAACCGGAAAGCTCCGCGCACTTCCTCGACTGAGCTGGTCGCGCAAAATTCGTCGATCCAATCGCGGCTGGAGTTGTTCTCGGTGTATCGTTCTGGCCGCTTCATTGGTCACTCCTGATTATCTGGCACGTCCGGCGAGGTG